CCGATGTTGATGCTGCCAAGAACGCCGATTGTTCCATCAACGTTTAGGTTGTTGCTGACGTCAACACCGCTTGGCGCAGTAATGTCGACTGCTGTTGCGGCAGTAATGTTGACTGGTCCAATTACAGAATTGATTGAAGTTGCAACATAACCCTCAATAATTACGTCTTCTAGGCTTGTGACCGTCGCGCTGATAGCCCCAGCCACAAGCGTCTCGTCTCCAACAATGACATATCCGCTTTGGCTGCCGTTGTACATTGAGAGTTCGTTGTTGTCGTTGATGATGTAAGCAGGCAAGTTTGTTGGTGTGCTCTTGTCGGTCAAGATCAACTCCGGCAAGCCGTTGCCAACGCGAACTTCTGTCAAGTCCACAACGCGATTCGCGGACTGCGTTGCAACCGTGGCAATAGTGATAGTGACCTTCAGATATGCAGCATCGGCAGGGGCGGTGCTATCTGTAAGGTCAGGGCTGGTCTCCCACAAATCTGGAGCAGTAATTCCTGTCGGTGTTTGCAGCAGATTAAATCCGTATAGGAGAGACTCGAAGGGAGTGCCTGTTGCTGTCACTCCGTCTGACTTGTAGAACTCGCAAGTTAGTTTGGCATTGGCTTGGGTGCTGTTGGTGGCGTTGTCAAAGGTTGCCTCAGCGTAAAACGAGAAGGAGCGAGATGCAGATGATGCGACAGGCACATAGCGCGTCAGCGTTGCGCTCTTACCAGTCAGCGTGCCACTAGCGACCGTGAATCGCAGCACATTTCCAGACGCTGCTCCAGCATCCGCAACAATCGCGGCGGTAATTGCGCCAGCACTATTCACGTCGGTGAATGTCCAATACGGCAGCTTGTTTGCGCCGCCAACGTTTGCATACGGGCTTGGCGGAGGTTCTGCAAATGAGCCATTTGCTACGCCAGCTTGTATTTCCCTTAAAGCAGCGCCGCCAAATAGCGTTGATTTCTCCCCATCGCTATCCGTGTCAATAATGGTTACGCCGCTATCGTTGGTAATTCGTGTTTGCTGCAGCACCAGGTCATCAGTCAGTTGGCCGCCCGTGCTAAGACTAAAATCTCCAATGGTGATGCTGCCACCAGTGACCGTGAGGTTGCTTGCTGTTACGGCTCCGGATGTATTGGCTGAGAACTCAGCCGTAGACGGATTGGCACTTCCTGCCCAAATTCCCTGGAAGGTTGGGGTGATAGCATCTGGGTAGCTGCCAACGCGCACAACTCCTTCTCCGGAGCCAATTGTAATTTCTGTGGCTGCAATCTCGCCGACGATGAGCGTGGAGTCAACCGTGCCGGAGGTAATGTGAATAGAGCCGTCGGCATTCTGGGTGTAGGACTTCAGCACCTTGATGGCCACTGGGGCGCCAAGGTCCGGAAGCACCGGGTCAACTTCCGCAAGGTCAAGCTCAATGTCCGCACCAAAGCGCTGCTTAAAGGTAAAGGTGGTGCTGGTGACTGCGGTAATGTATGCCACGCCGTCGATGGTCGGGGCGACATTTACTAGCTCGACATATTCTCCTACGGAAAAGCCATGTGCCGCGCTCGTAGTCACGACCACAGTGCTAAGCTCTGCTGGGTTCTCAGGCTCGTCAAAGGAGCGAACAACGCCAGTGATTGTGTGCGCCTTGCCAACATAGACAATGGAGGCGGTAGAGGCAGTGAGGCCGCTGGTGATGTCGGCCTTGCTGTAGGTCAGGGTGTTTGTGGCGACTGTTGCTGCGGCGTAGTCAAGTGGGCCATTGGTCGGTAGGTTAAGGCCAACGCCGCCTAGCAGGGTGCCGGTAGTGAAGTACAGGCCGGATACCCGGACGTAGTCGCCGGTGATTAGGCCATGCCCGCCAGGGAGCGTAAGGCTAACGGTGCCAGTGCCGGTTGAGACGGCAGTTGCCGCAATTGAGCCGCCGGTAAAGCCCATCTGCACTGCGGCATGGTCTTCTGGGGCCCCATACCACTTGGTGTTCCAGGAAGGGACGGTCTGGATAAGGCCGGCGCGCATAAGGTTGGCGTCAATCACGCCTGTTTTTATGTAGCTGGCATTAATTGTAGTACCGGTAGATCGGCTAGCGGAAAGCACCTCGTCGCTGCCAGCCGACACAAGATTTCCAGACGAGTCTATCTCGTCGGCAGCATTCCTAATAAGAACGCCGTCTCCGTCAATCTCAATAGCAGAAAATTGATTCCCAGTATTCCCGTAAATCTTGCCGCTAGAAATCTTGTCAAACATTATTGATCTCCAATTATTGGCTCAACGACACCCGAAAGCATGAGGCTGTCGGTAATATAGATCCATCCGGACTGCGCTGAGGCGTTAATGTATCCAGGTGGAACATACGACCAAGGACCAGAAAGCTTAACGCCAGTAGTTATGTCTGAGGAAACGGCCCTTACGCGATACTGATATCGGTAGTTAATGCCAAGGCCAGGGCCTTTAACCTGTGCCGTGTTGGTGTCGCCGTCATCAGTATAAGTCTGCGACCTTGTTGTAACAAGCGGTGCCCAAGCTTCAGCGGTTTTGGCCACGTTCTCGTACCAGGAGACAACTATAGACGGAATATCCTTTGTTTGCTTTGCTTTAAGTTCTGTAATGCCATGAGTTGCCGAAGCATATTGGTTAAATTTAATAGTCTTGCCAGAGTTTGTTACGCTGATTACTTCGTGTGATCCGGCCAATGAGGGGTTCTTAGGGCCTTTTGTTGTTTGCTTGCCAATTTGCCCACCTTTAATTTGAATATATGCACCAACGTCAATACCCGTTGAGCTAGCAAACGTCAATGAAACAACAGAAATTCCACCAGCCACAGCGGGAGTTCGCGTCAGAACAGTGACACCAGCTTTCATGTTCGTTTTGCTAAAAGAGGTCTTTTTTAGCTCTTGCCTTCGCCGCTCAATCTCGTAGCCCGTAATGCTTTTGTTGCTTGGGTTTGTAGTGTCAATAGACCATGAAAGCTGAACATTTTGATCTATAGTTGTTATTTTTCCGTCGTTATCTACTGTTTGAACAACCAGGTTACGAAGTTTAGTCGGGGCCATAAATTTAATTTTGCCGGTGCCAAGATTTTCTGTGAGATATTCTTTTTGCACAAGGATAATGGCGTTCTTTTGGAACGCTGGCTCCCCTGCAAGTTGCACGCTGTAGTAGATTTCCCCGCCAATAATGGTAACGGTCTGGCTCTTTACCACAAGAGGCTCAACGATTCCGACCTCACTCCAAAGGTATGGAATAATCGACCCAACGGTAAGCCTGCCGGCTGAAGCGTTATTTGAGTGAGAGAATTCGTATGACTCGATGCTTTGGCCATTCTCTGCCCAGAAAGAGCTGGCAGACAAGACGGCATCCTCCACGCTTTCTGGCGCGGTATCTGCCTTAGAGGCTTCAACAATTTTCCCGTGTGTGTCCCAAACCCCTTGAACATAGTCAAAGGTGTACCGGATAACTTGACCACTCTTAACGTACGGGGTGATAACGCTGTTAGATTGGTCAACTGTTGTGGCCTTGCCGTAGAGATAGAGCCTATTAGCTTGCGTTCCGCCCTGGCTAATGTTTTCTGGGGATTCATATGTTTTCATTGGCAAGATGGTATTAAGGTCAGGATCAAACAGCATCTCAACACTTGATCCAGGCGCAATACCATAGTCAGCAAATCCGTACTCTGCGGTAATCTTTACAACCTTTGGGTCTGCGTAGAAGTCGGTATAAGAGCTACTATGGCTTGTGTGATGAAAAATTAAAGCAGCTTTGACAATGCCAGCTGTGGTTGGAACCTTAACCATCCCCCACATCTTCTGCCAGGAGTTATTAAGGTTTACTCCAGCGCCAATAGTTTTATCTGACCCAACTTGCGCATCAGAAACATCGTAAAAACGAATTTTCAAACGGCTTTTTTCTGAGTTTGACGTCTTCATTAGAGCCGAGGCAAAGTACACCTCATTTGCTGCAACGGTAAAGTATTGCGACCTAGCAATTGATTCCGTTGACCCAGCGCACGTAGCGGCATAGCCGTAGCCGTATGGCCCAGATGAGCGGTTGCTTAGGACAAACGAGCCGCCAAAGTTCCATTCGTTTGAGCTAGCATTGCCAAACTTGTCTTCGTAGGTTGCATTTTCCACAAGGTTCTTAACGTCTCTTCGCTGGTAGTGAAGGTTCTTGTTGGCGTCAATCCAGTATTGCGATCCAGTCTTCTTGCAGATATAGTCCATGGCCTGGCGAAGCGTCATTGCATTAAACGGCTCCTTAGCCCGATTAACCTCTATCTTTCCAGGATGGTCTGCAAGATATCGATAATCGTTGTCCTCGCTTAAAAGATCGGAAATCGTAAAGTAATGTGCCATCCACGACACTAGCTGATCACGCTCGGCGTTTCGCAAAACACGATCAAGCACGTAGATGTTGCCAATCAGCCCGTCAAAGAATGACGTTGCCACTCCGGCATTTGTGTAACCGTGACCAACAGTGAAGTTTCCAAAGGCAGTGACTGCTATGGTTGACACTGTTTGTGTCTGTGGGGTTTCATCATTCTTTTGAATTGTTAGCAGTCCTGACCCTGCAAAAGTTTCTGAACCGCTCTCTGCAGGATACATATGCAGTGCGGCTGGGTTGTATGACACAAAGATGATTGCTGTTTCCCCAACGGTTAGCAACAGCGTAGTTGTAAATCGCTGAGTCGATCCTGCGTTATTGATGGTCATGAAGCAAATAGCCCCAGCGTCGTTAATTTGCAGCTCTCGGCGTTGGCCGGTTGTAATTGACCCGTGATGCCAGACGGTTCGATACTCGCCAGATGATGGAAGAGATTCTAGTTTAACGACGCAGATACAGCTCATCTTTCTGCCTGCTGCGTAGAATCCTGTCCCAACTGATGTTGCAGAGCCGGTTGCGGCAGCTTCGGTAATGTTTGAGCCGGCAAGAGAAAAGGTAAAGGTTCCCGCAGTTGCATCTGAAATTCCGTACGACCCATTAAGACTTGTATACGGGGCAGACGCGGCTACGGTAACGGTTTCTCCCTCAATAAACGCATGGGGCGCTTTTGTTCGAATCGTTACAACATTTGAAGCGCGAGAAACATAGGCAATTTCAGCGTATTTTGATGTTCCGATGCCCTGGAATTCTGACGATTCAAAGTCAACACTTTGCCTGCCCCCCATGTAGTCGATAGAGTCGTTTGGCATAGTAATGAAGCTTGTGCTTGGCGTTGCGGCGGTTCTAGACCCGCCAGAAACTGCATCCCACGAGTGATAAGGAATTGAAATATAGGCCCCCGCAGAAACGCTTATAGGAGAATTTGCCGTGTCTGCCCTGCTGTCAATAAATTTAACATACGACAATGTCTTTTCTGCAAATGTAATAGACGAAGCCTTTTTTTGCGTATCAGTAAGGTTTGTGTATTTTTGATTTGTGCCGGTACTTGCATAATAAATATTAGAAGCGGTTAGGTTGCTGCCCGGGGCCCCTACGCCAGTAATAATTTTTGCAGTGCCAGAAAAGCTTGTGTACGGCGATGGAAGCGTAACATCAACCACCTCTCCACGGTCAAAAGCATGAGCCGACGCGTCTCTTGAAATTGACAAGGCTTTATCCGTTAGCAAGACCTGCGCAACATTGCTTGTTCGACTAATCGCCCCAATGCGAATAGGAACGCCAGAGTTTCCAGGAGCAGAGCCAACCTCCGTGACGGTAAATCTCCCATCATAGGTAGTTGATCCGTTTACATGAATCACATCGCCAACATTAAAATAGGAAGTTGCACTATCGTAATAAAGTGTTGTGATTGTGTCCAGCCGCTGGCCAGAAATAAGCTTTAAGCGTTTTTCAAACGCCCCAACGGATTGCACGCGATTCAAGGCCACAAACGACGCGTATGCCGTTCCGCCGCTAGTGTATGTTCTGTTAGTGGAGTTACGAACCTTAAATGTTGTTGGCGTCGAATCTTCGATAATTGTAAAGCTTACGTTAAAAGATCCGGTGGAACCACCGGATTCCGTAATTCCGCTAACGGCAATCGGGTCGCCAATAAGAAACGTATTGTTGCAAGTATACGTTGCAAAAGTACCGTCAGACGTGGCTCCGGTTACGGCTGCCGACCGCAGCGAAAGGCCCGGGTCAACATTTGTCTCAATACGCAAAACGGTTTCAGATTGTTTGTTTGCTCGGAAGCCAGCAGAGTAGTCTCCCACTCGGCTATAGTCAACATTTCCAAGAGCAAGAATCTGCCCCGACTCAAAATTGTGATCAGAGATTGTTGTAATATCTAGGTAATTTGACGCCGCGTCATACGCGCCAATGCTTGTAAGGACGTACATCTCTTTAATTTCATTGTCAAGTCGATAGAGGCGCAGGCGTTCGTCTGAGTCAAGCGACCTTGGGTCGGCAGCTGCCCTGGTGATGTCTGACTTGCCCTCGGACAATGGAAGGAAGATCTTTGCCCCTAGCTTTTCTGGGAACTGGGCATCCGGAACATAATTGATTGGGCTAAAGCGCCAATCGCTGCCTTCGGTGACAACGTATCCGGTAGTGCTTGTTGGGCTGTCATAGTTAATGCCATGCGCAATTGAAACCCCAGAATAAGGATCTGTCTTGTTGACGTCTTCAAAGAAGGAGATAGTCCAAGGCGTACTCCGGCCGGACTTCTCATCGGGAATTTGAACCGTTCCGGTAGCTGCTCCAGAGGTAACCGTGCCAGAGGTTGTGGTTGTGTAGGTAATAGAGGTGTTCGCTACAACGCTGGTAATCTTGTACGTGCCGTTGAGGGCCGCATAGCCGGTAGGGCCAGTTGCAAGGGCAACCTGAACCGTATCGCCGACAATAAATGCGTGTGTGCCAACTGTAATGGTTGCTGTGCTGCCAGCTCTTGCCGCGTTCGTTACAGAAACCGGGCCAGCGTAGGTAGAAGAATTTGTTGCGGTATAGCCAATAAGTGAAAGAATGGAGGCAACTGTCCACGTGCCGTTATAATTGCTTGTCTGATCAATGCTGACCTTTTGGCCAACAATAAGGTCATGGGCGTCCTCAAGCGTTACGGTAATCACTCTGGTTGGGCTGCCGCCGCCGCTGCTTCCGTTGATGATCTTTGTGATCTTTACACCGTTTTTGTCGGCGTCTGTTTGGTATCCGCCACGGATAAGCTCGTAGTCATATGTCTCAAATGGAGCTTTGTACCGGTCAATAACAATCTCGTCAAGAAGGGCGGTATAGTCGGAGCAGGTGACTTTGGTTGTAATAGTGCCGCCCGCTCGGACCCTGGCAACCTCCATGACGACCCCGCCAAAGAGCAGGGTGGCGTCTTCGTAGATCTGAACCTCTGTCCGGGGCGGGATCTCAAAGTCAAAGGTGTGGTCGTTTAGGGCATTTTGCACCTTGTCATCTACTGTTGCCCCGGAGTAGCTGGACCAGTCGGTAATCGAGAGTGGAAACATGGTAAACATGTCGAATTTGGCCTCGCCCAAAGAGCCGTCTGAGCTCTCGGTGAAGGTAAAGGAACTATCCGCCCCGCCTTCTGAAAAGCTGATGCGCCGGGTAATGTCAAAGAAACCATCGCCCACAGGGGTATGGTTTAGCAGCTTGGGCTTGATCTTTACCGTTATCGTTCCAGTGTAGTTCATGATTTATGAGGGCCTTGCATATCCGGCTGAGCGTAGAGCACGCGTTTGCGCCTCTGCTACCTTCTTGGCTAGTTTATCAATATCTCCGGCGTTAGAGACGCTTGGGTTGTTGATTACTACAGATGCGTTGACGGTCTGGCCGCCGCCCACGGCGGTGACGCCCTCTGGCCCACGCATCTTGTGGTTTGGGATAATGCTGCCGCCAAGGCCGCCTGGAACCAGAAGCTCTGGGCCGCGCTCTCCGACCATATACCCTACGTTAGGCCGAACGGCACCACCAAAGGCACGCCCACCAATCTTCCGAAGTGGCTCACCAGAGAATGGAACATTTGATGGTCCGTCAAATGGGAACGGGGCATTTGGGCCAACGTTGTACACCGCTCCACCACCGGCCTGGATCATTTGGGTTCCCTGCTTTGCGGATTCTGGGTTGATGAAGCTAGTGTAAATCCAGTCGCCAAGCATTCCGCCAAGGATGCTGCCGATCATGCCGCCAATAAATGGGATTGGAATCAAATTGCCAAGGAGGCCGCCAACCAGCGAGCCGACGGTTCCGGCCACTGCTCGCCCCATATCGCCGCCGGTAGCCCCCGTCGTCAGAAGCCCTGCAATCATGGCTGCCGGTCCGCCAATCTTTGGAAGGATGCTAAGGAGGTTAAACCCTAGAGATGGAATGAGTTGACCGAAATTCTCAAAGTTACCACTAATGGCCATCATGGCAACATCTGCAAGGAATCCTGAGAGGAAGTTACCCTTTTTGGTACCGACAAAACTATCTGCCCTTGCGGCCGTACCCTTAAACCCGCCCTGGTCTGTGGTGTAAGTCTTCATCCCCGGAAGGTTTAGCTTGCCGCCAGTAAATGGTACGGCAACTTTTCGATATTTAGAGCCGTATAGCTCCGGCATAAGCCCCGCCCTAACAGCCCCAGGGTCCCTAATGCTCCTAAAGTCAAAGGCTCGAGCCACTTCTCGCGGATATTGAGATCGGGCAGCAGCAACGGGCCTCACTGAGGCCGGAAGAGTTCCCTCTGCTATTTGAGCCTGCACACGTTCGTAATCAAGGTCAAGCAGTTGGCCGGCAGATTGAAGCTTGCCGAACGCCGCCTGTGTGAAAGGATCAGCAGTACCCCTGTTGGAAAGCGGGTCAGGAAGTGATTCCTGGGTATGCCCCGCGAAAATGTCAGCAAAATGTTCCATTGGGTCTGCGCCTGAATAAATTGTTGGTAGCGGGAAGTTTCGCGGCATTGTATATTCCGGGCCGGTGGGGTTCGTAGGGATTCTGCCAAGTGGTTTGCTGTTCGCAGCATTGGTGGCAATTTCCTTAGCCCGGATAGGGTCAAAGCCTTGGGCAATTAGGCTTTTCTCATAGGCTGCAGTCAAATCTTTCATTTGCATTCTTTCTTGGAGGTCAGCAATATGCCCTCTAAGATCGCCCTTCGTCTTAATTATTCCAATGGTTTCTTTTAAATTTGATGGCTTGAAGGCTTCTAGGTACATCTTCGGCACGGTGTAGCGATTATTAGTAATAAGGTGTCCAACCTCGTGAATCATTGCATCCGGCAGTTCGGTTAGTGGCGTGCGCGTATCAACTTGAATATTATTTGTGTCAAAACGAGCAACTCTTGCAGCAAAGCCCGAATCGGGCCCTCCGTCGACAAGGTCAACAGTTAGTCGCTTGCTCGGATCTGATGGGTCAAACATGCCTTGCGGCGCAGCGGCAAGGGCCAACCGAATGTTTTCAGAAATTATCTTAAGCTTTTCGGCACTAGTATTTCCTACAAGGGTGTGAGGGATGCGTATATCCCCCCAATCAAAACTTATAAGGTCCGCAGGCAACCCCTGTATAGGAAAACTATATTTATTACCGTATTTATCTGTTTCGCCAATAATACCCTCAAACCTATGCTCGTCGATAACTTGAGAAAGAGATGTCCTATCCCTAAATGCTTGCACACCCGGTATAAGGCTTAGGATTGTGTCCAGCATGCCAGGCCTGAGGTCGCCCATAACTGTTCGTTGAGCCGGCTTGCCCCTCAGGCCCTCTCCCACCCTCAGGACCCGAGACATCATTCTTTCCTGCAGGTCAGCAGCAGGGTTATATGGGTCTACTACATCTGAAGATGGGAACTTGCTGAAAAGATCAAGCTGTTCGCCGCCGGACTTTGGAATTACCGGCGCGTCATCTAGTAGCATCTTGAGCGCTGGGGCGTCTACGGGCCCAAGTTCGGGGAAGAGTTCTGGCTGGGTATAGAGGAGGCGCTCTCGGATCAGTGCAACCTTATCCTCAAACGATCCGCCGCGAGGAATTGTCCTGGCAACACGAGTTCGCTCCGCCTCGATGTCAATGTTTTTAGCGCGCACTCCCTTAAAGTGCTCGTCGGCAGTGACGGCGTAGAGCGCAGCTTCGTCAATGTTAGTAAACACCCCTGCTCGAAGGAGAGATGCCGCCTGCGCCGCTCGGCCGGCAAGGATGCGGCCTGTCTCCTGCTGCCGGAGAATCGTTTCCTTTGCTGCAAGAATTTGCTCGGGGTCAACCGGCATACCGCCAGATGAGGCTCGCCAGTCGGCAATTTGCCTCTCAAGAACGTCAGTTGCGACTGCGTGATTTCCAAGGTCGGTAAAGCCCATTGCCGCAAGCGCAGCAGCCCGTGCTTTTGCTTCAGCGTCATTAAACGGCCGGTAACCGTTTTTGTCATCGATTAGAGTTGGCAGACCAAGGATTGTCTCGATTTGATCAATTGGAATGCCGCCAGGGATTTGGAACTCTGCAAGCCTGGTTGCGCCCTTGCCGCTCTGGGGAAGAGCAGAGGTAAAGCCTATCCTCTTGTTTTCCGGGAATGAGGCTGGGTCGGTTGCAAAGAATGGGAAATGATAGTCGCCGGATAGGAAGTCATTGAATGAGGTGGTCACATGAGGTGGCTTGTATCCCGGTCGGGTAACAACCGAAGTAATTGGGTCTGCTCCGCCCAAGCTCATGAGGTCAGAGGCATCTCCGCTGAGCAGGTTGCCCAAATGGCCGTAGTCGCCGGCAAGGCCGCCAACAATCGAGCTCACCACGCCCGTAGAAAGCGGTCGTGATCCCCTACCCCAAATGCCGCGCTTGACAATATCAAGGCCAGGATCAAGCTCGTAGGTATCTCGCAAGCTCATTGGGCGCGAGATGTTAGAAAGCTGGGACAACCCCAGCATATTTCGTGCAAGGGTTTCAAGTGGTCCCGGAAGCTTTCCTGAGCCGACAAGCCTGGCCAACGCGTCAGCGAGATCCGGCCCAGGCATGATTGACTTCAATCCAGCCCCGTAAAGAGCGCTCAGGATATCAACAAAGCCGCCAACTCCAGCCAGATTGCTGTTGCTCATTCCCGGAGGAAGAATCTGATGAATAAATCGGGTAGCCGGGTTGGTGTAGTCCTCAAGCCAGCTCAGCTTGCCGTCGTAGCCACGGCCGACGTCTGTGGCATCAACTGGCCCGCCCTCAGCTCGGCCGCCACCGAAGCGAATCTTTGGCATTGCGGTTGGGCTTGGCAAATTCAGAAGCTCGCTTCCCGGCGTTAGACTTGGCTTCGGAGCTGGGTTGTTGAATCCGCGATTGTAATTAAACAAGTTTCCAAAGAAGCCTAGGTCTTTCTTTTGGCCCATATCAATAGACTGCTGTGTTTGCTTTCCATCCCAGACGTTGCCAAAGAGGAGGTCATAGACACTGCCAGAAATCGCGTCTAGGGCAGTGGCAACCGCCGCATTTGCAGCAAACATTCCTGCGGTTGCCATTCCGCCGCTGGCTACTACTCCTGCAACATTTGGAACGGCCATGGCAAGTGCGCCAACATTCATGGCAATATTGCGCACCCAGGCACGAGCTGGAGACTCTCCGCGCTCGCTAGCGCCCAAAATGTCAAAGAAGCTCATGCCTGTACTGAGGATGGCGGTACCCCTAAACGCCTGGGCCATAACGTTTGCGGCGCTCTTACTTATAGCGTTGCCAGGCTTAAGTTTTATCTTTCCATCAGGGCCTTCAACCTTTATGCCCGGAACAAAGCCGCTCTTCGGCGACCATGTTTTAATATTTCCAGGACCCTCCCAATTGAATGGGGCAATCTTCCGAACGCCAATATCGTTCTTAAATCTGTCCCACCAGTTTGGGCGCTTGACTACGGCAAAGGCGTCATCTTCCTCAAACGGAGTCGTTGTGCCCCTGTTATAGCCAGTGAACTCGCCATTTGGTCCGCCGTAGATTCGACCAATGCCGCCAAGTGGAATGACCGAGTTGATCCACTTTGTATACATCCTAAAATTGAACGGGAACAGCCCCCATGGATCGTTGGTTGTTGTTGGCGTTGGGCCTGCTGTTGGTGTTGGGGTTGGAGATGGCGTTCCGGTAGGAGTTGGCCTTGGAGTTGGGGTTGGTGTTGGCTCCCATGACGGCTCTGGCGTTGGGCCCGGGGTTGGGTCCGGGACGAAATCCTGAGGCATGATGCCCTTGCCATACCCAACGTATCCGCCAACCGCTCGGCCGTATGCGCCGGCACGAAGAGCGCCAGCCGAAGACTTAAGTGTTGATGGGAGTTTATGGTTTGGCGTGACGTATCCGCCGCCCTGCTTGAACATGGTGAGCATCTCTGGTCCGCGCTCGCCAACCATATAGCTGGTGGCACTGGAGAGGGACCCGCCCATAGCCCTATTCCTGTCTGGGTTATACCCAGCAAGACCAGACATAACCATCTGAAGAAGGGTCTGGAACTGCTCCATAAACCCAGTATTCAAATCATCGTATTGGCCGGTTGTGTACTTTCCTCCTGGGGTATAGACATTCTGCATGCGCTGAAGCTGCGCAAGGAATTGGCCAATTTGGTTAAAGCGCTTTACCCGCTCTGGATCGTTTCCGCCAATCTCTGGCTTAACCAGGGCATAGTATTCACGGAGCTTTGTCTGAAGGTTCTTAGCATCAGAAATACGTGCCTTAAGCAAGTCCACCATGGTCTGACCCTTGATGGTTCTTGTCTCCGAGTCTGGGTTCATGATGGCGTTCAGCGCGTCTTGTGCCTTCTTGTACGCAGCAGATTGCGACAAAACGTTTAGGGCGGCAGTAATGGCCTTAGGAAGGGCGGCAAAGGTCGAGTTAATGTTTGCCTGCAACGCAGCCATGAAGCCAGAGGAGAACGATTCCATGAAGGAGTAGCCCTGGGCAGAAGCGACCTCTAGGTCAAGGCCAACGTCACCAAAGATGTCCTTAAGCTCGGTAGATGCCTTGGACTTGCTAATCTTGCCTTCTTGGATCTTCTTGAGCAGGTCGTCAATGCGCTCTTGCATGACGCGGCTACGCTCTGCCTGATCGAGCTCAAGCGCCCGGGCCTTCTCGTCGTAGAATTGGGTAGTCCCAACGTATGCAGAGCTGGTCTTGCCGGACTGGATGGCGGCCCCCATTGAGTCAAGACGTGCGCGCTGCTCATCTTGGAACATCTCACGTGCGGCGTCTCGCGCGGCGCGGGCGCGTTCCAGTGGATCAACGCTAGCATCAAACATGTCAAGGGCGGCCTCTGATGCCCTTGTCCTTGACTCTTCAAGCTGCTGCAGCTTTTCCATCTGCTTTGCCTGGGCTTGCAACGCTTCGTACTGCTGCTCCAGGACGCCAAGACGGATCATTTCTCCGTCATACAGAACCTCAACGTTTGCAAGTGCTGCAACCTTCTCCTGCTCCAGGGCTTCCTTTTCGGCCTCAAACAGTGCCTGGATGGCAACCTGTGCTCGGGACATGAGGCGATTAAGCGGGGTCTGGAAGGCTTCCATTGCCTTCTGCATTGCCTCTTGCGCCTGCTGCAGGAGCTCTCCGGTGGCGTCTAGGGCCTTGGTAAGCAGGCTGATGTACTTTGTTGCCTCGGCATCGCCAGCGCCATACCACTTTGCATAGAGTTCTTCAACGTATTTCTGATCAAGGTTAAGCGTCTTTGCCACTTCGTCAGGCGAGAACCCCTCTCGAAGCATTTGCTTGATCTTGTCCTGCTGCACTTGTTCCAGCTGGCCGATAATGCCAGTTGTGCTCATGGACCACGAAGGATTGTCCCGGAGCCATTGCTGGGCTCGTGATGGATCGCTGTCCGCAACCATTTCTCTGTTAATTTGCGTGTCGTATCTAGCAGCAGCGCCTTGAGGATCAATGCTTGCGCCCATAAGAGCAAATGTGCGCCTGAGGTACGTTTCAAGGTCATCAAGGAATCCGCGCTCTTCGGCATAGAGCTCCGGGAACATCTCCTTTGCTTTGTCTTTTCCAACCTGGCCCTCAAGGCGGGTCCTTGTGTCGGTAACAACTTTTGCCTTTGTGTTAATTGGGTTATTGTTAAATGCCGCTTGCGCTGCTTTTGAAAGCTCCCCAGTAAGGAAAGCCAACGCCATGACCGCACCAGCAATACCAAAGGTAAGCGCTGCGGTCTGTGCGCTTGTAGCTGCAGTAAGGGCGATGAAAGCGCCGTGCAAGGCCTCTGTTGCCATTCCAACCATCATCATATTGTTAAAGACAGTAGAAATGCTCTCGTCAAGACCGAGAAGGTTAGAGGCAATGCTGCCGAACATGCCAAACCCGGTCAGTACTCCGCCCAGCATGCCAAGGCGAGACCTAACGGCATCAATAATAACGCCGAGCTTAGCGAGCTTCCCGTTTGCTGCGGAAAGTTTGTCTCCAAAACCCTTAACTCTGTTGGTAACGCTTTCTAGCCCTGCGGCAAGTGCTTGCTCAATTTGGGCTCGCTCGCTGGCACCTACGGTGTCTAGGAAGTCATTGTATCCCTTTGGGTCGTCTATGCTGTATTTCTTTAGTTCCGCCAATCGTTGAGTTGCGTAATCTACGTCAACGCCAGTATTGAGAACTGAATCTACCCCGCCGGCTGGCGCAATAAATTCTCGACCACCCTTAGAGGCCCCTAGGGCTTCTATAAATGCAATGGCGCGTACAAGCGCCGGCGATGTGATGGTTTTGCCCGGCGTATTGTCAACGCCGAATCCGGATGCGACTAGGTTCCCGTCTTGGTCTTGCCTTTGGATAGGAACAAGACGCTGCATGCCATAGCTTTCTACGGCACCAAGGGCCTTGAATGCAAACATGCTGATTTTGAGTTTTGCCATTTGCTCTGCGGACCTGGCAGCAGCGTTAGCAAACTTTGTCATTGCAAGGGCAAGGCCATCAACCAGAAGTTTTCCGCCGACGAATCCAGCAAAGAGCACACCAAAGAGCGGAGCAAGAGGCTCAATAACCTTCATTATCCCAGCAAAGGCGGCCAAGATTCCGTCAATGACTGGCATTGCGGTAGAAAGTGCCGAGGCAATTGTAGCGGCAAGCGTCCCGATTGATGCGGCTGCGGCTGATGAGACTCCTGGGATTACCGAATTGGCGATTGAATCCGCTGAGCTAAGGATGCCCGGGGCAGCTCGGTCAAAAGCAGAGCGAACGCCATACTGGTTATTTTCATAGGCGTTAGCAAGGAACCCAACAAGGGCCGTGCTGGCTCCAAGAGTTGCTACAAGCGGGTTGCTACTGATAAATCCAAACAGGGCCCTGGCAACAATAATTGATGCGCCAAGCTTGCGGATAACATCATTAGAGAGGATCTCGGCCATTGCCTTAAATCCAGAAACCGAGGAGGTAATAAATGCGTTTAGAGGACCCCCGCTGGCCGTTACTGCGCCGCCGATGCCCCCAAGTGTCTTAAGCACGGCATCCATAAAGCCGCCGGCGACACTAAGTCCCTCTGGGAGGCCAGATCGGATTGCCTCCGCAACAGTTTTAACTGAACGTGCGAATAGCTGAGATGCCTTTATTGCCTCTTCGCCCTGGAGGAATGTTGCAAGGCCGTCGTTAAACTCTTGAGCCTTTGTTCCAGCAAGAAGGTCTCGCATAACCGAGAACAGTGGATTAAACGCTGTTGCAACAAGCGACTGAGACGTATCCGCAACAGTCGTCATTGCTCCTTGGAAGGTGCGTGAGAACGCCTTCATACCGCCGCCGTATTTTGCCTCCAGCCCCTGCAGGATCGCCTGAACTCCGCCAGGCCCAGAGAGGGCGCCGATGCGAGCAAGGCGGCGGATTTCTTCGATGGCGGACTGTGGGTTTAGCAGCTTCTTGTATGTTGCGCTAGCGGTTTGCCCAGTTCGCTCAAGCTCCGCAAGCAAAGCGTTGGCAAGAATTTCATATCCGGCGATACCAGCGTTTGCCAGCTGCATCATGTCGTTTTGATAGACGCGTCCAGCAGAGTTCATTTGTCCGAGTGCGTACGTTACTCGGCGGAGCTTATCGTCTTCGGCACCGAGTGCCGCAACGGCGTCTCCAATGTTTACAAGCGCCCCACGGAATTCCTTCAGGCCGGTTGTTGAGTACGGGTTGGTAAACGACTCGAGAATCGGCATTTGACCTTGGGCTTTTGCTTTAACGGAGTCAACCTCGAAGCCGAATGCTTGCATGCGGACGGCTGCAACCTCAAGGTCACCGAACCTGAAGTTTGTGACGTTGGCAAAGTCTTTAAGGGTTTGAATTGTTGATTCTGTTTCCCGCTGTGCTTCCCTTACGCTGCGTCCTGCATTCTTGAAGAGTGTATTAAATCCAACTCCGGCGGACTCAAGCATGGCGTTAAAGCCAATGATGCCGCCCATGAGGTGTTGGATTCCGCCGGCAAAGGCAAAGATTGCCTGCTGGCCAATGGCAAACGAAAGACCAAGCGAAAGAACGCCGGTTACGGATTGTGTCAATCCGGTATTTGCCTGGGTCAAAACATTTGCTAGCTGACCAAATTGAACGCGACCATCTTGGATGACAAGATTAAGTCGGCTGTTGGCGGCTCTGGCTGCCTCTGCCGCCTTGGCATTATTTTGGAACTCTGTAACTGCTTGCTGCTTGTTTACTACAGAGGCTTCTGCCTGGGCGCCGTACTGGACTTGTGCCTCTCGGTATTGCCCAACTGGGCTAAAGCGCTCAAATATACTGCGTCCGTAGGATGATGCAGTCCGCATTCGGGCCGCACGAGCCTCGGCTTCTTGGCGAGCCCTCTCAACAAAATCAATAGGTTGGCCGCTGAGCGGCACAAGTGAACCGCCAGGTGGAATGTTGTAGACAGGCTCACCGCCTGGCAGGCGGAACTGAGGGCCAGATTCATTTGGGTAGGCACCGGCAGGCAAGAAACCGCCACGGCGGGTTATTGGCAGTGGCATGCCAACGAGACTGCCCTTCTGTACTAGCGCGCCACTTTGGGCAATCTCGGCATTGATCTGTGAAACGGTAGACTGGAGGATGGTCTTTGTAAGCTCATTGAGCTGCTGCTGAACCCCCGGATCATCTGCGGCCACTCCGGGCTTTTGCCCCTTAATAATCTTTTCAAATGCTTCTGGGTTGATGGCCATGGCAACAGCCTGCTTCTCGGCCTCTGATGCGTTGGCCATGAACGCGGCCATCATCTCTGGTGTTCGGTTGGAGATACCGGTTATGCCACGAAGCTCGCTTCCTGGCTTGAGCAGCGAGCCGGTAGCCTGGATAAACGCACGCTGCAGGGCCTGTTCAAACGGCATGTTAAGGCCCTGGAATTGCTTGGCAGCCCCAGACCGAATGCCGCCCTCTCCGTATGATCGGATGGTTTCAGAAAGGATAGAAGCAATCTCAAGGAACGAGGTCTTTGGGAACATCTTGGAAGACTTGCCAAGCTCTCCAATTCCTGCCGAAACTTGGGCAAGCAGCTCTTGGATTGGAGCCCCGCCACCCTGCACCTTTGCTGCGGTTTCATGAATCTTGGTAGCAAACTCAGTAAAGAGGGTTGAGGCGGAGACAAGCGAGGGCTTAGTTTTAAATGCTAGCTCCTGAAGATGTGGTGTGAGTTGCGCTGCGGCAATGCCAACGCCAAGCCCGGGGGTATTGAAGCCTTGCGGCCGCGATTGAGCATATTGGTGAAAGGCAAGATTGGCGAGGAGGCCACCAGTCTTTTTAGAGATCTCTGCCTGGAGTTGGTAGAACATTGGGTCAGCATGGCTAATTCCTCTGCCGCCTTCAGCGGAAAGAATTCCTTGCAGGCTCTTTTCTCCAAGCTTTTCTCCCTTTGGCCCGTAATGCATCGCTGTGGCTGGCGGCGTATAGCCACCCTCCTTCATCCGCTCAAATGCACCGTGCGCAATTTCATGGATTGCAGTACGAAGAATGGCTCCTGAGCCTCGGTTTAGGTTTCCAATCTCCAGGAACCCGGCAGCTGCACCGGTAGTTGTCTGCCCCTGCAAGCCTTCACTCTCGCCAGGGAGTCCACGGAACGACGCCTTAAAGTGTTGCAAAATCTGAGATGCAAAGTTCCTTTCTAGGAAAGGCTTAAATGCCTCAGTAATGCCCGGAAGCACGCCCTCAACGGCCTCGGTCATAAACTTTGTATTGGCGGTGCGCGGACCGACAGAGGCGCTCTTACCAAACATGAGTCGCTCAAAGCGCTGCATTCCTGGGGTCCTGGCAACAGCCTCAGCGGCAGCCTGGGTAGCTGCTTGTGTTGCGGCTTGGGTAGCGGCCTGGGTAGCTGCTTGTGTGGCTGCCTGTGTTGTGGCAGGAATCAGGCTGGCCGTTGACTGGCCAGATGAGGCGGATGCAATGAGCGCTTGATGCGACGCAAGTGGCGGGACCAACAGGCCACGAGTCTCCATGAGGGCACGTGCCTTATTCAGCTCGGCAATCATTCCCTCAACGTGAGCCGAGCCAAAAGCATGACCGCCCTGCATGCCAACCTTAGCCAACTCATTGGCAAGATTTTTATACCCCTGAGTAAGGTTTTTGTTTAGTTGTTCCTGACGAGCCGGGTCAGACTCTTCGTACGGCAGGTATCCACCGGCACGAGCCTTTGCAGAGCCCTTAGCAGTTCCGGTTGCGCGCGGATTAAGGCGATATGAGCGTGCGCTTTCTGGGCGACGCATCGAAACTGGTTCCTCTGGTTCCTGTGGCTCTGGGGCCGCCGTAGGTGCCTTTGGGGGCTTAGGAGGCTTCTCTCCGCCGCCGCCGCCGCTAGAAGCTGGGGGCGCTGAGCCAAGATATCCAGGGTCTCGGGCTGCAGAAGCCTGGATTGCGCCCTCAACGGCCTCTTGGATAAGGCGCTCGACGCCCCTAGCGCCCTTACCCTGCCCAGACTTGAGTCCGGCAAGCATGGTGGCAGCTGCCTCTTGTGCAATCTGCAGTGCAACACGTGGGTCTGCTGTGATTGCGCTTGGGTCAAGCCCCATGCCGCCTTGGGTTGCAGACATTGCGCGTCCGCCATAGGTAGAAAGGCCGGCAAAGAATGCAGGAAGGCCCCGGCCAGCTGCAAGAATGCTTGAGGCAAGCTCAACGCCTTGGGCGGACGGCTCTCCAAAGGCAGTTGTTTGCGCGGTAATAAGTTTTCTGGCTTCTGCAAGCTTGCCAGCAACCCTTCCCATTCTGCTTGCCCCGCCGGCAACCGCCTGGGCAGCATTGATCAGCTCAATTGCTTCTGGGAGCGCATTGTAAATCGGGTCCATTCCGGCTGGAATCTCTCCAGCGCCAATTCTGCCTCGAAGTTGCAGCTGTGGCCCAACCGCCTTGTGAAGTTCTCTTAGTAGCGGCGCTGGAATGCCGCCGCGCTCGCCTTCCAGAATCCTGCCGACCATGCTCTCAGTTGCAGCGTTGTTACCAAATGCCGTAGAGAGCAGCACGCCCTCCATAAGCCTTTGCAGCTTTGGACTAGTTCCTCCCTTGGCTGTCTGGTACTCAGAACGCACTCGCTCTACGGGAATTTCAGCAAGAACAAGCTGCTTTAGCTCTTCGACGGCAGATCCGCCCTTGCGGATTGTTGGGCCAACATTTCCGCGCTCAAAGCCGCCAGGAATCCGTGCAATAGTTTTAGAAATCGCTTGCGCAATTTCCGCTTCGGTCATGCCGGTAGAGAAGTTAAGCATGGAGCCAAGGCGTGAGCCTTCTCGTGTGCCAATTTTTTCAAGGCTTGCCGTAAGCTCTCGCGTCACCACCGGCGTCCTTCCGGCTTGCACTATTGCTATAGCCTCGTTAATCGCCCTTGTTACGCCCGATGGCCCGCCAAATGCTGCTGGATTTTTTGTAATAAACTCTCGTACTGCTGTAATAATTTGCTCTTTCCCTGGCTTGGTGGAGGCAAGTTGCTGCATGCCAAGCGTTCGGGCATTTCCGGAAAGAACCAATGCGGCTTTAGATACCTCAGAGCGAACTGTCGCAACAATTCCCTCTGCAAGGTTAGGGCTACCGTAGAAAATCTTCTGTGGGTCAAATCGGCCGGAGATTTCCTCAATGAGCTGGCGAGAGGCAACGCTTTCAGCTCGGCCAGCGCCACCACGAGCACGTGGTTGAAGATACTGCGGGTATGCGGGCTGCCTTGAGGTAACAAGCTCCTCAAGCGCCTGGACAACATACCTTGCCTCTATTTTTCCGCCAGAACTGCGCGGGTCGGCAAAGCTTTCGGCCGGGGCTGGCTTTGGTGTTGCGGCACGCTTAGGTGCCCGGGCAGGCCTATCGCTCTCCACGTCATCAATTAGGCCAGACCGTCGCAGCTGCGAGCGTATGTTTTCAACGTTTCTGCGGTCACCTCCGGTAGATGGGAAGAAGACCATGCGCTTGGACTTGTCTGGCGGGTAGGCAACAAAGTGTCCGCCATTGGTCTTTTCAATGCGGAACCCTTGGCGTTCGGCCTTTGCCATCAGGGCTCGTAGGCTTGCCTCTTGGCCACGGCGAATCCTGGCGTCTTGAACTATGCCTGAGGAGGATGGGGAGGAGGAGACCCGCCCGGCCTGGCGCTGGACACGCTCCGAAGCTGCGGCTAGTCGGGACATTTCCTCCATAGAACGACGAACGGCCCCGCCGACACGGATCGCATTGCGTTCCATGTCGCGCAGAGCCGGTATCGCCGTGCGAGTAATGTCTTTTGCAAATCCGGCAACGGGGGACTTCGATCCGCTGCCGAGTAGGCCGCCAGACGCAAGGGAGATTTGCTTGTTCGCAGACTGCAAGGCCTTAAGGCCGCTGAGAAGCCTGTCAATGTCGCGGAGCGTACGGGCTACACCGTCCTGGAATGCGGCAGAGTCAAGCGATATGCCAACCCGTGCTACATTATCAATCTCGGCCACTGCCTTTACCCCCCGCTAGGCCCCCGGCTTTCCGAAGACCGAAATCATTTGCTCCAGAGACCCAACTGTTTTCATCCCTGAAGAACCATCGGCGAATTTCGCCTTATTTTTACCGGAGGTGTTTTTGGTTTCGCCCTTCATCGCTTCATCACGCTTCTCAACATACTTTGCGTATGCATTGAGTTGTGGAAGCGTAAGTTGCATGAACTCGGCTGGGGTATAACCAAAGGCATCTGCATAAGAAGCCATGATCGACCCCCAGTCGATCTCCCCCCAGCTTACGCCTCCGGAGCTTTTCCCTCGGAAACGCCACCCTCATCGTTGCCGATGAGACCGCTTGAGCGAAGCACCTTGTCGATTTCGTCACGCATTGTATCGAGCGAGAACTTGTCACCTACCGCGCGCTCATCCATCTTGTTGTCATCCTTGCGAAGGACAAGCCAAAGGATATAACGAAGTACAGTGAACTTGGTAAGGTCGACCTTGTCAAGGCCTCCAAACTTATCCTCAATGTCCGCGAGGTCGTTGAGGGTGAGTACGCGCGTTGGGCGTACTTGATTAAGGGTTGCCATCTGAACACTCCTGGCCCCCGGAGGGGTCCGCTAAAAGCTCGGCGGCTTAAGCCGTGATTGTCACGATTTGCGCCGTGCTGGAATCATACTGAAGGTTGAACTCAAGGTCAACCTTGATGATGTCCTCTCGTGTAAACGGAATGTTGTGCTGATAGATACAAACCTTATGGCCGGTGATCTCCACCGACTTGGATGGATCATCTGAGCGGATGTGCGTGAACACTGCACGAACCGGTCGGTTGCGGAGCATCGACAAGTCAAGTGGGTTGACAGCCGCTGTACCAAAGTTAAGGTTTTCGCGGAAGTTCAACGTGCCTGGGTAGATGCTTGTCGAGCCATTATGGGTCAGCGTAGTGCTGAAGAGGCGCGAGAAGCGCATTGGGTCAAGCTCAAGTCCGCTGACGCGGATGGTTGACTTGCCACCAAAGTGTGCCTTAGCAATAGGGAAGTTAAACTGACCAAAGAATTCACGCTCTTGGAAGGAGATGTCAAACTCAACGTCGCCACCAATTTCGCCAATGTCCTGCATGCCTTGGTACTGAGCAAGGGCTGCGCTAGCTGGGTCAACAATGGCCGTAATGCTGGCCGTTGTTGAGGCGGTGTTGGTGTGAAGCCATTCGTAGTTGTAAACGGTTCCAACATACACGTCGTACGTTGTGGCGCCGGAAAGCGCGGTCCAGGAAACATCAAGCTTCCCGGTTGCGCTAAGGATTGCCGTCAGCGGGGCCGACGGAGTTGCCGTACCGGCAGCGTTCCGCCCAGCGACACGTACATAGTACGTGCCGGCTGGGACGGAGCCGCTAGCAGTTGAGGGGGTTACGGCGACGCCCGCAACCTGAGTATAAAGACCACCGGAAATCCAAGTACCGATTTGGAGCCGGCCGCTACCAAGTGTAAACATATTCGTAACCCCCTAAATTTCTATTACGCCGAGATCAGTACAACTGCTGGGGTCTTAGCACCACCAACGGTCGTGACACAATCGCGGTCAACAACAGCCGAGAAGTCAATGTCCTGTCGGGCAATGTCTTCACGGGTGAACGGCATCATGAGCTGCATGCTGTATGCCTTCGGTAGGTGAATAATCACCGACTTTGAAGGGTCGTCCGAGCGAATGTGCTCAAACTTGACGTACAGCGGTCGTGGCAGGCCCATGAGGGCAGTCACGTTTGCAATGCTGGCGTTCGGGCGGCCACCGTCTGGGTCAAAGTTGACCGTGTACGAGCCACCGGTAAAGTCGTCATGGGCGTTGCCATAAACGGTTGAGCTAAGGTCGGTGCCCTCACCGAGCGAAACGTGGAAGAGGTTCTTTACGTTGTCCCAGTTAATCTCAACGCCACGTGCGCGAATATCGGCCTTACCGCCGAAGAACGCCTTGGCAATTGGGAAGTTGGACTGACCATAGAACTCTCGCTCCTGGAAGTTAATGTCGAACTCGACGTCGCCGCCGACTTCGCCAACCGTTACGAGCTCGCCAGCGGCGTTGTAGCCACCGGTCGTACCAAAGTAGTTGGTGCTCGTCTGATTAATGACCGCTCCGGACTTCCAGAACGCCACCTTGACTACACCAGATCCAAGTGTAAGCATATTTATTTCTCCCTTATGTCTTGATGACGCTGTACCGGATCACACGCCGGTATTCCAAGCTCGGGTCATCGAAAAAGTCCCGTTGCGTAACTTTATGGGATAGGTGGAGAACAACCCCACCTGGACCCGCCAGTCGTTTCCTATTAAGCAACACATCGACCCGGTTGCCAATAGTATTAATCTCTGCGGCGCTCAATTTGCTCACGATTACTATGTCTACAATAGGCCGGTCAATGGCAAGCCCAATGTCGCTGCCTCCGCCCAAAATAGCTACTCGAATGGCTGGAGCGCCGCTTTTGCCCGTAAAATTGATTGGATAAACCTTTTTATCCGTGTTCGTGCCGCCCAGCAGAGTCTGCAGGGTGGCGTCCCCGCCTAGGGTGCTAAAAAAGGTTTCGTACACGCCATTCATGCTTTGGATAGTATCTTTTTAGCCAACAAGAATCTACGTTTTTGCGATC